GTTCTAACATTATTATTCCTTTGTGGGATAAGGTGCTTCTAACCAGGCCGTGTATTGTGTGGCATACTCGCTCATTTTGACCAGATCATACTTGCCGCAAAATTTCAAAAACTGTGCGCCAATCATAGGCCGATCCAGCGGCACACTATTGCCTTGGATGGTGCCCAAGATCTTGGACTTGACTTCTTGGGGTTGTGCAGAAAGATCCACCAACACACGATTGCGTTCATAGTCGTCCAACACACGATGTTCTGCACCATTGTGATCTACCCAACGCTGTAACATCAAGTTATTCCACGCAAAACCCTTTTTATCTTTGTCATCAAATGCTTCTTTGAGCCCAACTTTATTTTTGCTACCCACTGTACGGACCCCTGGGTACGCTGAAAAGATATTGTCGGTTGGATCCCCTCGCATGCACTTCTCGAAAAGAATCCACTGAGGATCCGGAATTTTTTTTGGTTCCTTAGTTTTTTTATCCTTGACTGGGTTACCTTTTTTGTCGAAAATACCTTGCGTAGTGTGTAGTTCATCTGCTATTCCGTTGTATTGATTTACATTGTTAGCCAGCAGTTGATGAAAATCTGTGTCTGAACTCACAATGGTGTGATGATCTTGTGGGTGGCTCTGTATCCAGCCCGCGATCAGATCATCGGCTTCTAGATCGGGGTGTTGCAATACAGTACAATTGGTCTTATTGCCCAAGAAGTCTTTTAAAGTGTCAAAGGTTTCCCAAAACAACTTGTCTTCTTCGGCTTCACGTTCTGTGAGTGCGGCACGGGCCACAGCACGATTTTTCTTGTAAGGTTCATAGAAATCTTTGCGCCAGCTACGACCTTCCAAACAAAATACCACGTGAGTGGCCTGTTGATCCCGCCAGGACTTGTTTACACTATTTAGAGTGACGTGTATGGCAAACCCCAAGCGATCCCAGGTATCGCTTTGACGATGGGCGGCGTGTCTGGCACGGAAAAAGGTATTGGCTGTGTCTACTAAAAGATATCTCATGTCATTATAATAGCATATTATTCATTGGCTGTCAACAAGTTTTGGACATAATTTTGGTATAAGAATTCAGCCCAGGCCCTGTGTGCTGCTGGACCAAAATGATATGAATTGGGGTTTACCGGCTTGAAACCACGTGCAATCAACCAATTATAATAGGTATGGGCTGGATCATATGGTTCAATATAACTGCGGCCCCAGTCAAAATGTGGCAAATTGGTAAAAGGTTCGAATGTGTTGAAAAATATATGTGGAATTTGGGCGTCAACCAAATTTCTGTGCAACAGGTGTATTTTGCCATGTGCGTGGCGTATGGCATGATCATAGTTGAGATTTAGAATATAATTCTTGTACAGATCTTTGATTTCTGCAGGCCAGTCGTGACCTATGCCGCCGGCATTGACCTGCCAATACTGCTGTGTGCCTTCGTGCCACCATTCTTCTCGTTCCCAGGTGCTCCATCCTATCACCACAAGATCGGGACGGAACACGTCCAGAGCCGCATAGGTAGTACGGATAATTCTATCGTTGCTACTGGCACTTTCGGCATCACACTCTAATATTGCACCCAGCATGTTGGCCAGTTCACAGCCATAACTCGTAGATTGTCTGGGTGTGGTTCACGTGACATGTTCCAGTAAAGGCTGTCGTCTGAAGCAAACGAATATGAATTTACTGCTTCGGCCCCGGCACTATGACTATCACCATTTACATATAGGATCATTTTTTAAAATAATTTTGATATAAGAAATTGGCCCAAGCTCTGTGTGCTGATGGACCAAAATGCATGCTGGTCTCACTGACTGGCCGATAATTTTGATTTTTTAACCACAAACAATAAGTGTAAGATTCCAAGTACGGTTCAACAAAATAATTTCCCCAGTCAAAGTAAGTGCCTCCCATGTCAGGTATAAATTCAAAGCTGTTGAACGTATTAAAAAACAAATGTGGTATAGACAAATCAAGCAATTCCTGATGGAAGCTAAAAATTTCTTGATGCGATGCCACGGTCCTGGTGTTAATGGCATCGGAATCAGAATTGTCAATCACCCATTTTTTATATCGATTGGCCAATTCTGCAGGCACTGATTCAACACCACCGCCGGTGATTTGGTAGGCAACACCATTGTGCCACCATTCCTCTCGTTCGATTGGACTCCAACCAATGACTAAGAAATCGGGTTTATTACTACTTAAATATTTGCGAGTGAGTCGTAGTATTCTTGCATTGCTACCACCAGACTCTGCTTCACAAATCAAGTCTGCACCCAATAGGTCAGCCAACTGCTGACTGTAACTGCGTTTAACGCATTCAGCCAGTGGGCTTTGACTGTGAGCATTGTGTTGTGCTGGTTGATACTGTCTGGTGTTTTCGTCGAATTCTAACAGCTTTCCGTTACGCATGCATACCAACTCTGCACCAGCACTATGACTATCACCATTTACATATAGGATCACGATACTTCGGTTTTTCCGTTGCCTAGGTCTCTACGATCGATGACTCGGGGCCTGGCCTCAAATGGTTGATTGGCTTCCCATTGTTCATAGTTTTCTGCAATGACATTTTTGCAAACATCAGCAAACCACTGATCCACCATGTCGGCATCGGTCTTGCCTTGATAGCCAGCACGCACCAGATTGGCAATAAACTTGTCGTTCCAGTCTAGTTCAAATGCACCGTTGCCGATGTTTTCAGGATCAAGTTCCACACTGAGTATAGCCACATAAGGCTCGCCCTTTTCTGTGGCCGTGTCTTTGGCAGATTTTTTCCGAGGCTTGGGTGCTTCTGGTTTTGTTTCGGGTTTCTTTTTAAAGCGATCAAATATTCCCATTTTTATTCCTTATGTTCTTAATATAAAAACTTGCTACAAAAAATATTACAAATGATGCCAGTGTTATCACAGTTGGTACCAGCATGTTTAGATTTTTACTCATAAAGTAAAAATAGTTTACAGCATTCATGGCCAGTACTGTGTACAACATGGTTTCTTTACGTACCCATCCCAACAGTATGTTACCAAATGGAGCAAAAAACAACACTACCGGAGCAGCTGCCAACCACATCAAGTAAACGTCTGGATGTACCGCATCTAAAAACAAACCACGATAGGCAATACCAAACACAGTGATTACGGCCATGAGCACAATGCTGATGTCTGTGCTGACCTTTTCCTTCATGCCGTAGTAACAGGTCAATGCAATGTAAATCAACATGTCGCTTCCTGTGCCAAACATGGCAGAGGCACAACCACCTATGAATGAAAATATTGTAAAAATAACAAATTGTGAACCTTTGAGTTCGACATCGTCCACGGTGCCACGACCACGGCTGATCAAGTAAGCCACAATAAAGGCCAGGGCCATACTCACAAACAACATCTGTATGGTTTTGAAAGCAAAGGCACCTGCTATAGTGGTCATAAGCACAAAACCAATCATGTTTACAGCCGCATAGAATGGTATGTGTCTAAATGTCCGTAGGTCATGTGCTTTGCGTGTCAAGATCCATATGGCGGCTGATACCATACCAATGCTTTGTATGGCTAGACTAAAGTCTCTTGCCGCAGGTGGGGTGATATTAAAGTACAGGCTCAGAATGGGAAATGCCACAGCACCGCCACCCTCGGGAGTAAAGCCGGCTATGGCTGAACCAAATATCATCATAAACGCATACAACCAATGTGTTTCGTACAAGGCAAAACCCGGTCCGGTCAAGATCAGATATAGCCAAGTGGTCAATACTGCCACTGCCCACACGGGCCAAATCATCATTTTATTCATTTTGCATCCTCTTCTGTTACTTCTACCCAGGTGTAATCACCCAACCATTTGACCTGGCAGATGTATTCATACTCAGATGGACCACCTGTGGTCCAATCTGCGGGTCCGTTGTGTGTGAGTCGTGTGCCGCCGCGGCGGTGATCACGAACCAACCAATATTTTTGTCCATGGTAGATTTGGAACTCGTAGCGAGCAGCATGTACCATGTCAGTGACATCTAATCTACGTTTAAGTTCTGCAGCCTGGCGTTGCAACACTTCAACCAGTTCCATGATTCTGTTGTATTCCTGTTGCCCGTGCATGCGAGCCACATTGACCATGATGTCTTTTTGTTTCTCTACCGGTATAAGATCAAAAGCCGGTCCTCCCACCTCGGTGGGGTAGGGTGTCACATTCTTGTTGAAGAACTCAACTACAACATTACCAGCCGTGATGTCAAAACTTGTTCTGCCGTCGGCTGCATTGGATTTTTTTTCAGTCACTGTCGAAGTTGCCAAATTAGGTGTTCCTGGGGAGCATGATATCTGTATTCAAACACAGGTTCACCGGGGCCGACCCAGACTGCTGTGCCACGATATGCATGTTGCAACCAGATTTGACGGTTAGTGAGTTCACATCGTTTCGGCCACCAGACAAATATGTAATCCCAGTCGGCTCGTGCATGAAACTGATCATAGTGGTCCATGCCCGGTATTGGCATCACTTGCCCCAGCCGTTGCCCCAGAGATCCACATGCAAACGTGGGCTGTAGTTAAATCCACGTTCACAACAGATATTGGCGATGTTTAGTTTGTTGCTTTCGTATGGGTCAACTACGCCACCTTGTGGCATTAGATATACCACACCCTTGAAACCGTCATGTCTAAATGCATCCACAGCACGTATGGCTTCAGTGACATGATCTTCGGTTTCTACCACAAACTTGAGATATGTGTGCCCATAAGTTTGATAGATATTGACAATCTTGGGTTTGATAGCATCATCCCAGATTTCACCTGACGCACTTAGTTTAGCACTCACGCTAAATGTGACTTCACGGCCGGCTTTGTCACTGGCCCAGTCAATCAAGTAATCGCGAAAGTCTTCATGTAGTTCTTGAGTGCCGTTGGTTTCAAATGTGATATTCTTTAAATCGGCCATCCTTGGGTGACTCAATAATTCTTTGTAAGCACGTTGCCAACCCAGCAAGGGCTCGCCACCTGTGATAACCAAGTGTACGTCATTGCCATTGTTCTGCATCCACATGTTATTAGGCGTCAGCGCCAGCATCCGTTCCACAAGTTCTTCTGTGGTCAGTGTAGGACTCAGGTGTTTGTAGGCCGGATGCCACGATGCATAACTGTCGCATCCTGTTTCTACCAAAGGAAGATCGTTGAATGTTTTGTACAGTTCTACCTTTTTGGCCACTTCGTCGGCGCCGGTGGACTTTTCACCGGGCTTGCAACCAAACCCTGAACAGGTAAAGTTACAGCCGTAAGTTCTAAGGAATACGCTGGGTACTCCAACAAAGCGACCTTCGCCTTGTAAACTATAAAATATTTCACTGACTTTGATTTTCATGATTGATTAACCTTCATATACTGCACTATTACCTGCGTGTTCAAATACTTCCGCTGAACGTAATCGCACACCTGACCCCACAGGATAACGTGCTTCAAATGTTTGTCCGTTGGGACAGTAGTAGTTGTTGCCTGTTTTGAAAGTGTGAAGTATAGTGGCCATTTCTTTGTAAGCAAGTTCGGCAAACTTTTCACAGCCTACACCTTCCACAATCCTAAGATCGCAAACACCACCTTGATCTTGTAGGCCTAATTTGGCCATGCGTTCAAACATGTCTCGATGAGGATCGTCTGCGGCTACCACGAGAGTATGGTCGAACTGCCATTCACTCCAGTCTTTGAATGCTTTGAGTCCACCAAAGTCCATGACCCAGTTGCGGTCGTCTAAGGTTTCACTTTCAAAAACAAGTTTAATACCAATTGAGTATCCGTGTAGCAACGAACAATGACTGTGAGTGCTACGCCACTGTCTAAAACAGCAACTAAGTCCGCGGTCGTTACCGTAAGTTTTTGTTGAGAGATATTTGGCTTTGTGCGTTTTTTGCTGTGCCAAAAGTGCGGCTTGTAATTGTTCTTCAGTGTATTGAATCATTTGTTTTTCCTATGTTAGATTATAGCATAGGCTTGCAGAATTTGTAAAGCGGGATGAATGCCGTAAAGGCCGCTGTGTTGGGATAAAACTATTTATCTCCACCATTCTTCCCAAGGAAAAACACACCATATGGGTTCTTCTAACTTGTTGATGCTTTGGCCCACATAGTTTACATCCTTGAAATCCGATGCTTCGTTGTTGACCATGACAGCAAAACGGGTGGTGTTGCCCCAAATGTCATTCCATCGATCGACATCGTTGGGCATGCAACCCGACTGCCAATCCTCACGTATCCAGTTTAGTGTGGCGCCCGAATCATTGATATCGTCCACGATCAGTATGTTCTTGGGATCTTGCTCATCTACACTTTTGTATCCGTAAGCATCTTCG